CCGCAGTCTGGACTTCTCTTAGGTGATCTGCCACTCGCTTGTTCTGACGTAGACCCATATCGGTCATCGTCTTGTAGGCATCCCACGAATAGCCAGCCTTGTGAGGAATTAGGAACGCTCCGCCTTGCGGATACTTGCCAAAGAGTTCACTATTGGTATCTACAAAATCACCAGACTCTTGTGCATACCGGAAGTATGCAACCGTCTTACGCTCTGACTCAGATACAGTAAATGGAATCTGGTCTGGAAACAGTTTGACCCACTTCTCCATAGCGGCGTCATAGTCGCCTGGATTGCTCTCTAGAAGACCATACCAAACCTGCTTGAAATTGGCTTCGCCATTCTCTCTTACGAAGTCATTGACGTCCGACTTGAGCATAACCATTGGCGATGCTGGTGCAACGAATCCGAAGATTGCCCTTGTTCCTAGGATGGCAATGGTGGTGTTCTTGACCCTGAGCCTGTATTCCTCAAGTTCGCCAGCAGATGGTGGAATAAGGTTTCCGTCAGCGTCAAACTTCTGAGGTATGCCGTGACCGGCAGCCTCAAGATAGGTAACAGCCTTACGCCACGCGCTCGCATACTGCGAATCGCGCTCATCTCGGTCCAGTGCCGCATAGATACGGTTGATATGGGCTGGCAGGAATGCCGACACCATTGGTTGGTCAACAGCGTACTTACCCATCGTTACTCGCTCGATGCGATCTGCAAGTCCTGGCGAGAAGATACCCGTGATATTAGAAATAACTTTGATAGGAACAGCCGCTGCTGGGCCTGCAAAGGTAGGAACCAGTGAATCTGGGTTGAGCGATGGCGTAATCATATTGAGTCGTGCGCCAAACTCAACCGGCATTGGCATCTTGAACTCTGCTGGTACCCCAAGACCCGTCAATGCTGTTTGTACTGCTCGGTAGACTGGCACCAAACCTGGGTAAATAAAGTACTTTTCGCCCTGGTCGTCCTCTTTGATCCAACCTGAGTGACCAATACCTTCGTAAACAAGGGAAGCCTTTACGATAGCGTCTGGGTTGTACCGAACAACGCGATACATACGGCGATAGAAGTCTTCAGTAGCACGGTAGAAACGCGCAAAGTTACGGATAGACCAAGCAAACTGGCTCTGCACCATTGGGTTATCTACATACGCCAAAGTCTGTAGTCTTGCTCGATCTTCTACGATCTCAGCCAACTTCTGCTTGGCTTTGAGGGTTGCCTTCTCAATAGCCTTGACATTGGTTGGATCAATCTCTCGAAGGTGTGCCTTGATAAAGGCATCCTCGAACCCACTCTTCTTGAAGTTCTTGCGGGTCTCAATCATCTCAGCCAAGACGATAGGCTCACGCGATAGACGTGCATTAGCCTCGCCAAGCCAGTCCCAGCCCTTCTCCATTAGAGAAGCGGTGAACTCGCCAGTCTCACTGACTGGTACAAGTGACGGGCCTACAATCCACTTAGGGGCATCAGCCTCTGTGGTGGGTAGATCGTCAATAGTCATACGACCACCGACCTTGTATCCACCTGTTTCTGGGTCTAAAGTACGGACCTTGGAAAGCAAGTCTAGGTTGATGTTATCGTCAGCCTTGATAAACAACTGACGGGCTGCACGATAGACACGATCTGCGTGTTCTTCAATCGTTACGCCTGCATCTTTCCAGCGGAACTCATTGTAAACCTTGGGGTTGTCGCGGAACCATTGGGCAATCTCAGCGACTGCTTTGTCCTTGTTATCAAGGTTGGCAACCGCTATTGCACCTACTTCGTCATTGGCGTAGTAGTTGATACGCATAAGCCACGCGACTTTGGAGGCCTCATCGGTTAGCGGGTCTTGGCGCTTGAATCCAGCGCCACGTGCGCGACGGATATTGGATGGATACTCTGCCTTGAACTCAGCCATACGGACGCCTGAGCGTCGTGCTTTGATAAGGCTCTTGGTTGTGTAGTCAAGGCCAGTAAAGGCGACTTTGCCACCTTCGACAACATCCATCAGGGCGTTATCAAGATCGCCGTGAATGATCTGCTCGGCTAGGACAGCGCGGTCTTCTTCCGTAAACTTACCCATAAAGCGACGAGCCTTGCCCTCATTGAGCGCTCGTGCGAAGACTTGGCGGATCTCTTTGACCCCGCCACCTTCGTCAATAATCTTATTGATCTCAGCAGTATAGGCTTCAGCCTCAGACTTATTGACATAACGCATAACAATACCGAGTGGATTGTTTGCAAACTTCTCGGCATCAGTCATACCAGGCTTGAACTGACGGGCGGTGCGAAGACGAGTCGAAAGCAACTTGGCTGTTCCTACGCCCCATACGCTCTGACCGATAGCAAGGTTGACCATCAAGTCTTCTGTCGCATTACGCAGTGCGTAGCGAGGACCGGCAAGGGTCAAGAATGACCAATACGAGGTCATCTTGTTGACCCAATCTTTGTGGGCTAACCCACCAAGGCGTTGAACTAGACCGCTTCGTGCTGCCGCACGGTCAATATCTGCGATGCTTGGTGTTGCTACAAAAGGTGATGTATCGGACGGTATAAGTGCTACTGACTCGTTGGTCGTAGGAAGGACAGAAGGATTACCTAATGTGTCATCAACAGCGTGTACTGCCTTGACCTTGCCCATCAACTCATCGCTAATACGCTGACCTTCTGAGGTCACCTTGATACCACGTACTTCGCCGATCGTACCCATCAAGCCGTAGTAGACATCTTTACGCTGGCCCGTACCTGGCATAGCAGCAAATGCCTCAGACAACAACTTTGCTTCGCGCTGTGGCATAATCAAACGTGCCATTTGGTACATCTTCTTAGCGGCATCTTTTCCTGTAACGTCAAAGACGTTATCTGGGAAAAACGGAATCGCTGTGAATCGTGCCTTGAACTTGTCGATACGACCACGAATCATATCCGTTGAGAAATATGCGACACCCTTAGACTTGGTTCCAGCCTTGAGTTGCTCTGCGATTTCCTTTTGGTTATTGATGATGCGCTCTGCGATACCGTCAGTAGTAGACGCTGCCCCAAAGAAAAGGTCATCTGTGAAACGTGGACCCATCTTATCGAGATCAAAGACTCGGTTAGCGGTAGTCATAAAGTTGACACGTGCCCTACGACGAGCGTCAAGGCGCGGCATCAACACACGACGACGACCAATAGAACCCTTCATAACTTCCTGAAGGTTCTCAGCGTTCTTGAAGAAAGCCTTGGCTGTAAGTGCGTCCATAATTGGGGCATCGCCAGCGATGAAACTATCAATAACTGAATCGCCAAACTCTGGCGCTAAAACGCGCAACTCATTCTTAGCATCGCGCATCTTGAGGGCGTTGCCGTCTGTCTTGGCCTTCTTGTAGTTGTCAAGAACTGAACCGTATCGGTTCCAGAAGTTTTGCACATTGGCTTGACCGAATACTTCATCGACCTTGTTACCACCTACTACTACGTCAAGAGCGTAGTTAGAGATGTCGTATAACTTCTTAGCCTTACCAGCGATAATGAGCGGATCTGCCGCAATACGAAAGATTGCGTCTGTTACGCCTGATACAGCCTTATAGAAAAACCCTTGGCCTTCAAATTGCTTCGGTGTTACAAGGTTGGCTAACTGCCTACCAGGAGAGAACTTAGCAGCATCAACCGCAGCCAATGTATCTTGGAATACTTCTTGTGCTGATCGAATCTCTGCTGGTAACTCATCTGGACTCTTGCCTTGCGTACTCTGGAAGAGTCGCACATACTGCTGCTCTTCTTCTGTGGCGGAGTTGATGATGGACGAAGCCTTCTCGCCTGCAGCAAGTCGCATAGCGACATTGGTCTGTGCTGCGCCAAACTTGGCACGGGCATCTGCAATACGGCCCTGATTGAATACCTTATCGCCCTTATCGTTAGCCTCTTCCCAGGCAAAGCCAATTTCGCCACGTGAAAGCGGAATAGCGGCGGCTCGATAAGCACGAGTTGTTAGGTCAGACAACTCTGTGATGCCACGAAATGCTGCACCACCCGTGTAGTGCCACGCGGTTCCAAGCCAGCCACGAGGCTCCTTGTTGACAGGATCTTCTGTCCCATAACGAGCCTTGAGGTCTTGTTGTTGTGGCGCTGTCAGTTTGTTGTACTGAGCATTAGCAACCTTGGGTGGAAGGTTGAGAAGTTCACGGTGTACGTTGAGAGACTTGTTGAGCGACTCAATCTGTCGCATCTCTTTGTCTGACAAGCCTGCTGCATACGCCGCTCTCTTGAGAGGGTCAGACATTAGTCACCAATCGCTAGGGCTTGCTGATACAGGACGGCAATCTCCCCCGTCGTATCGAATGGTAGAAGTTTTGCTAAGGCGTCCGATGTCTTGGCTGGTTGCTTACGCATCTGTAGCAACTCAGGACCGCCTTGTGGACCGAGGCGTGAGCCACGCATAATATCAACGTCTTTATCCTCAACCGCATCAAAGAGACCAGCGCGTGGCGCTGATACGGGAGTACGCTCTACTGGAATCTCTGGCGATGACGTAGTAGCCGCGCCAGGAATTGCAGTACGGATTTCTTCGGTCTCTTGACCCTCACCGTACTCTTTTGATCCCATTGTCAATTTGTCAGTGCGTGTAGAGAACTTGCCTGGTCCTGATGGTCCCGCCAGCGGGTTCATCATACTCATTTAGTCCTCCATCTTTTCTAAGTCTTGTGCAAAGTCTTTCCACACTTGGGAAACCTTGCTTGTACGAGATGCGTGATATAGCGCAATCTCTAGTACGTCCTCTGTCAACGAATGTAGTGACGAGGCTATGTTATGTAAAAAACTTGCAAACGCTACGCCAAAGTCAGCAGGGGATACTGAGCGAGGCACTTCGTTATCTTGGTATCCGTACATCGCTCAGTCCCTTCTAAAACTAACTAGGCCTTCTTGCCCTTACGACCTGCAGGTGCATAGCCGAAATCGACTTTGCCGCCCTTTGGCTTGGACATATCCTTCTTGCCCTCAGTCGGCTTTTGTACTGGAGCCGCTGCACGACCACCCTTTGCGTTCATATTCCACCTCCTTAGTTTCTTATGCGCCGCCGATTGAGGCGAGCAGTGTTGCGATATCGGGACGAGTAGCACCAGCAGGGGCTGCACCGCCAGGTTGTTCTGGAGATGGCTGCGAGGCAGGAGCGGGAGCCGCACCTGCTGGTGACATCTGTTCTGCCATCATCGGCGCCTCTGGCGCTGGCTCTGGCATAAATGCCTTCTCGATGACGCTTTCTAGTTGGAGGCCTTTTTGCCGACCTTTGATAACTTCAGCAATGCGGCTAATGATTTGAGTAGGGTCTTGTCCCTGCGCTGCCAGAGCCGGTATAGCCTGGGCGTACTGAGCAACAGCAACACGAAGAGAATCGCGCATCTCTTCAATGTCAACCCTTTGTTCTTCTTGTGTGACATTCAACTCCATTGGGAT